GGACGTATGGAGGTAAAATGGAGGGAGGAAGCTACCCCCAAACCCCTTTTTAATCTCTAACCGTCTGATTATCAGCAACACCTCTAAATATAACGCATAAAAAAAGCACCGTTTTAAGGGTGCTATCTTTAATTAATATACTATAATAATTATTTAATCACTGTCATAAGTCTCTATAAAGGTTAATGAAGCGTTGACCGTACCTAAATCAACATACATATGTTTGAGGCTATTAAATAGCTTGAATATATTGCTAATACTTATATGGTAATCATTCTCTTTAATCTCTAAGCGTTGCACCTGTTCACCATCTAAGGTAATAACTATAACAGCGCTTCCATAGTGTTCATCATTACAATGTCTTTCATCTATTCTTTCAGTTCTATTCTCTATGATGCCAAGTAAATCTAACTTAGTATATTGTTTTAAGTTCTTATATAGATAAGCCTGGTTGTCTTTAAGTATTGCTTCTTTAGTCTCTTTATTATTTCCTTTGTATTTCATAATGTTAAATGTCATCTATGTTAAAAAGTTCATATGGTTTATCATTGTCTCTTATGCTTTCTATTAAGCGTTCAAAATCCCAATGTTTATAGCCGTCTCTAATAAGTCTGGATAAATGTTTAGTTATAGGCTTATCTTCTGCAACTTCCTGAATTATAAAAGCGTTTATTATTTCTTTTCTTTGTTCTAGCGTGTAATTATTCATTTGTTTTGTATTTGTTAGTTATTGTTTTAGCTTCTTTTTGTAGGTCGTTTAATTGCTCGTTAACATTGCCAAACATGTTTAGATTATACTTTCTATATGTTTTCTTTTGTTCGATGCCTAAATATCTATGTTTCATGGTGTATTAGTTTAAATTAAAATAGCGCCCTATTGCGTGTAAATGATTTTCTATTGTGTTTCTTTTCTTTACCCTTTCGGGCTCATTATAATCTTTTATCTTTTCTGTTAATTCTTGTATATGTTTGTCCATTGCTTTAATTCTTTTTATGTTTAGTGTTTCAATTCTCTTTTCTGTTCTAGTCATTGTATAATTTTTTAGTTTCTGTCAATATGTTTTGCATCTCTAATAAGTTAATATAGTATGCAATTTGTTTTCTTAGCTTTATATTTTCCTTTAGTATTTCGTTTTCTTTTATCATAGTATCATAATTTAGTTAAATTAATAAGATAATATATAAATAAATGCTATTATATAATATAATTTTATATAGGGTTCTTTTTTATCTTTCATAGTATTATTATTTAGTTAAAATCGGCATGTTCTTTGCAGTCTGAGCAAATATCAGTATCTAACCAGTTAGAAGCCCCGCAGCAATTAGACAAACTTTCTTCTTCTTCTTCAATATCTTTATAAGTATTGATATTCATTTGCTCCGCTTTCATCCTAAATTGGAAGCTTTCATGTGTTATTCTTTTGCTGTCGAATAGCCTTATCAAATGTAAAGGCGTGTTGATTTCTTTTATCATGTTGTTTTATATTTAAGTTGTGGTACTATCTCGAATTCATTTATATAAATAGTTTCGTTGGAATCAATTATAAAATCCATAATCATTTCAATAAGCAAAATATAGTCAGAATCATTTTCATATGCACGCTCTTTTAAGTCTTCTAAACCATTATAAAAAGATGTAAAGCCGCTTTTACTTGTTAAGCGTTCATTTGCATAATCTATAAAATCTAAGTTAGGTATATAATCCCTTTGTAAGATGTAGCATTGTAAAGTTGAAATATTAACCTTTATTTTGTCAGTCGAATAATTATAAAATCTAGGTGAATCAATGCCAATATATTGTAATTCAAATTCATGTTCACTATTAAAGGCATTTAACCATTCTTTTGCATAATCTTTGTAGGTTGCTGCAAAATCAACACTATCTGAATCAATTTCAAGGCATTCAATATGTGAATCAATATGTTCATCATGATAATGATAAAACCCCCCAAAATTTAAATGTATTTCTTTCATAATGTTATTTATTTTCAATTATATTAGTTAAATCAATTTCTATACATATAAGCTCATATAAGGCACAAAAAGCCGCTTGACTTATATCTTTACAATCAATGCCTAAATCATTATTAGCAGCGTCAAAATTTGTAAACTGTAAAGCTTTAATTATATCAAAACATTCATTATAATAAATTACGGCATTTTCTAAACTTTCATCTATATAAGTTCTAAGGCTTTCATATATTTCATCTTCTGAATCGCCTGAAAGATTAAGTTTTAAACATTCATCTTTCAACTCTTGATTTAGTTCTTCTATAAATCTATACTTATTAAACATAATATTTTTTTTTATTGGTTAATACTTTTTATACCCCTGCTTCAATTAATGCCCTGCCTAAATGGTAAAGAATGTAAATAAAGAATAAAATACAGAAAGGTATTGTTAATTTGTCGCTTAGTACTTCAATTGTTTTTTTCATAGTAAATAAATTAGTTAATATTTGTTTGTTTGTTCAAATGTAATACTATTTTTCCAACTGACAAACATATTTAGCTTTATTTTACTTTATTCCCTTATTTATAATGATTCTAAATAATTAGTTTTGTCCTTAATATATATATACTATAAAAACTGCATCAATTAATCCATTACTAAAAAACGCAAAAAAACGCACTTTTTTTATAACAATGTGTTAGAAATATAACAAGCCATTAAGCATAAAAAAATACCCTATTGAATTCACAAAGGGGTATTGAATTGAAACCCCTATTAGATTCACAAAGGAGTTAGTAGTGTTCGTCTAACTTATCTTCTAATTCGTAAAACCATTTCTTGTGTTCTGGTAGCTCCAATTGTCCTTCGTCAAGTAAACCCTCCAGACTTTTTATATGATGCGTTACAAGTGCTCCTAGTAGCCTTATTTCACGTCCTGTTAAACCAACGGCAAACACGTCATTATTATACTTATCTTTTATTATCATATCTTAGTATCCTTTATTGTTTAGTTTTATAGTTTCTTCTCTTCTTGACTGAGAGAATCCAGTGATTGGGTTAACTAAGTAATTCCAGAACTGCTCAGGAAACTTCTGTCCTCGCTCTAATCTTTTTAACTCTTTTCTTCTGCTCATAATTATAACACATTAAAATTATATTTCTTACCCTGTATTTGTATCCAATTAAGTCTATCTGTCTTGATAGTTCTGTAGCCGTTTGATGCCATATCCCATACAATTATGTTACGGGCTTTACGTGTATCGTATTTCATGCCTACACCTTTAAGACTCTTTTGTACCCCCACTCTGCAATTCATAGTACGCAATGTACCATCTGCTTTAGTGAAGTTAGCTGAGAATATCTTACCTGAAGATACTAGCTTGTCGATAATTGTAAATACTGCATTGTCATTTTCCATTATATATGTTTTAATTGTTATAGTACAAACTTATAACTTTATTCTGACATGTGCAAATAGAATAGATATAAATAAAAAATCCCCCTAGAAAATGAAAACTAGAGGGACTTGGCATTATTAACAAACAAACTTTATGAAATTCAAATATACGTATAATATATCTATTTTCCTAACTTACTACATAAGAACCTTTAGGATTAGTTCTAAGTAGCAGATACTCAATAGCATACCTCATCGAATCAACACCATGATTGTAAGAATCTCTAGGCTTTACACCTCTAACATCCCATGCATAGTTGTTAAATTCCTTTACTAAATTCTCTCCTTGCAGTACAATATTATAATCCTGCATAAGCGCAATACCTGCTAAGATGCTACCTTTCTTTTTCATACATGGAGTAACATTTAGCCCTCTAGTACTTAATTCAGATATAAGTCTAGGCTCACTACTGTCGATTACTATAAGGCTCTTGCCTGCATGCCTAACACATAAATCATATATATTAGATGTAACTAATCCCTTCTTATAGAAATGCTCTTTAATCCAGATAATCTTTCTAATTTTATCTACTGACACTTCCGTAAGAACCGATTCATCTCTACTAAATCCTATGTCCAAGCCAAAGCAAGTAAGCTTCATCTCACTATTAAATTGTCCTACCTGCCAGTCAGTGAATACTACACCTTCTGCACGTTGCAACCATCCTCCCATTATCTGATGCTTATACTTATCAGGTCTACGCAACTTCATCTGCTCTAACTGCTGTACAAAAGATTGAGATAGGTTTTCTATATTATCTAAGTAAGTTGTATGTATATAAGTTACACCGTCCTTAGTGCCATTAAACCCATCAGGTATGCCTCTATTTTGAAAGAACCTTTGGTATATCCAATGCTCCTTTGTAGTAGGATTCAGGATAAGTAAACACCTGTTAGTGGCATCCTTAGAACGTATAGAGAAATCTATCTTATCAAAACTTTCCTCATCTACCAGCTCCTCAGCCTCATCTAATACAAATGTATTAACACCAGCAATAGACTTTAGCTTTGCAGTTTGGTCTCCTGATGCAGTCTTAATACCACTAAAGTATATTGAACTTTGTGTAGCCTTATTCTTTATATCAACCTTTGTGACATCAAAGTTATCAACCACACCCATTAACTCTAGCTTCTCCAAGAACTCTGGTATAATAGACATACCTGCTGAACTCATAGTATAACGAGTAAACAGTATCCTGTTATCTAAAGCATACGTTAGAAGTGCTAAGAATACCGTTACAGCAAACGATTTACCAGAACCACGACCTCCTGTAATAACAAAGTACCTGCTATCAGAATGAAATAGTGGCTGGTATTTATCATGTAGTTCTAACTTATTCAACTACAACCTCTTCAGCATCAATAACATCAGCATCTTCTGCAGCCTTAGCCTGTATATATCTTTCTAGCTCCTTGATTGTAGTTAAGCAGTATGTAACTGCACTCTCTAATACATCAATTCTATTCCTCATTTCTATTAAGCTCGATTCTTTCATCTTCTGGTGTTATATCTATTATATCTCTTTTTGCGAAGTTAATCACAGGTATATTTATTTTAGTATCTACTTCTATTTTCTGTTGTTCTTTCGGCTTACCATACCTATATTCTAATAGCCATTTCATATGCTGAGTAGAACCATTCTTAGCCAACTTAGCTATCTCTATCCAAGCCTTCTCTTCACTACCAAAAGCTTTCTTCATGGCATTAAGAGTCATATTATTAATATCCTTATTCTTAGACTTATGTGGTCTACCTTGACCTCTAGATATTCCTTTTACAGCTCCGTTATTTTTCCTGCCATCTGGCTTCTTTTCCTCTTCTTCCATATTATTCAAAAATCATCATCATTACTAGCATCATAAACCCAAATACATAAAACATAATTTATCTTTTTAGTTCTTCCAAGTACTTAACCTTTTTATCTCAGCATCCTTTTCTTTTACCATACTTCTAAGCTCGCTAATCTCTTCATTCAAAGCAATATTCCTTGCTCTAAACAACTCATGAAAGTCAACAGGCTCAACTTCTTGTACAGCAATCTCAGGTATTAACCGCTCTATAGAATGCAACTTCTCTAGCTCTTTAGAATAATCAAACATTGCAAACTTCCAACTATCATAATTCTTTAAAGAATGTATAGCAGTAGCGTGATTTCTATTAAGATACCCTGCTATTCTTTCATAGCTAGCACTTGTGTATTTTCTAGATAAATAGTAATACATAACCCTAGCATTTACAATATCTCTCTTTCTACTCTTAACTGATATGTCTTTAATCTTAGTCTCAATTTCTACTAATGCTTTTATCTGTCGTAACATTCTTTGCTTTTTTATAGTCAACGTAAGCTTCAACTAAACCTTGACAACATTCATAATTCTCCTCTTGTTCATAGTAATACCTTAGTATGGATAAATCTGTCTCTTCGATTATACCAGTAGTTAAAGATATTAGTATATCACTATAACATTCTTCTTTAGTTAAATAACTCATATAACATCCTCTATATAGAATGGTTCGAAGTCTGTCTTACCATCAAGTATCTCTTTATAATTAGATATACCTTTATCTACCATCTCTTTACCACTTAAGTAAAATCTTTCAGATATAGTGTAAAATCCAAACTCACCAGTAACTTTATCTATAGCTATAAATACCCAGTTCTTATAATTAATGCCAAACAACTTACAGTAGATATATACTTGTGCTGCATATCCAAACTTTCTGGCATCCTGCTTAAACCATTTAAGGTTAGCTGTAGTCTTTAAATCTGCAATGAAATTATCACCTAAGATATCAGCCTTTGCACGAAAACAT